GACAGTGGGGGATCTGGAACATCAGCGACCGCCACTGAGGCACAGACCGACTAGGATACACACAACACACAAACACAACGACATGACCAGCACCACATTCAACGGTTGGGCAAACTACGAGACTTGGAACGCTGCCCTGTGGATGGGGAACGATGAGTTTCTGTACAACACCGCCAAGGCGTGTGTCGAGTATTGTGCAGACTGGGAGACCCCCTGGGAGAAGTTCGTGCGCTGCATGACTGACGGGCAGGTCGGTCGCCACCTCGTCAAGACTGGCGACGGTGTGGCATGGGCAGATCCTGCCATTGATGCAGACGAGATGAACGACATGATGGCAGACCTCTGAGCATATCACAGTCTGGGGACAGGGGGGCAGTATTGTGCCCCCTTTTTATGTGACCCCCAAGCGCCAAGCGGTTTCCAAAAGTGCGGGTCCTTCCTAACCTACAAAAGTATCCAGACGACCGATAAATATTCTTCGAAAGGTCGTATATAAAAAAATTCGCCCAGAAAAAAATGCCCCAAAAAGTTGACTTTGAAAACTACGATGCTATTTTGAATAACTTTGATGCATTTTGCGATGAGTTTGAGAGTAGAGCATCAAATGCATTCATGAGAGGAGATCAAAACGATGGAAGAGTTACTGAAGCGCAATCTAGAGTTGGAGAACAAGATCTTGGAGCTGCAGGAGAGATTGAAGCACCTGGAGGAGCGGATGTCCCAAGTGGAGCACCCTTCGCTGCTGTACAAGAGACCGACCCTTGATCAGCACGAACCACTAAGTAATACTTTAGACTATCTACACAACAATGTAGAAGGGTTAAAGAGAGATGTAGCAAACATTGCAAGGTTTGGGTAAATGGCAAATGTAGTAGGACCAGATTGTGTAGACACTGCAAGTGCTGCTGGATTACCTTGTGTGTATCCTGCAGAGGAGATTGGAGGGGAGACTACTACCAGTCCTAATGTATACTTCGAAGGGGAGAAGGTAGTACACTATCCAGTTGCTGAGAATATTGTATTATCTTCAGTGGATGGTACGCCTATACCACCGAACACAAGTTGTCTCCCAGGAGATCGAGTATTAAAACCCAAGGCTAACACGTCAGTGCATATTAATGGGAAATTATTCGCAGTAACTGGGGATGAGACTGTGTTAGTATTTGCACCAGGCACCCCGAGACCCTTGACAGGTCCTTACAAATATCCTAAAATAATCATTGGTACACCAGTTTAAAAAAGTATGGCACGAGCAAAAGTTGGACTAAGCGGTAAGAAGATTATCGAGAGTGCTCCAAAGAAGACCCGTCAAGGGAATTCAAAGAACACGTTGTATTCGGCAACCAGTCGTAACAAAGCAAAGAAGCGTTATCGTGGACAAGGTAAGTGAGTTTATGATGGCAGGAGAGGTCCCTCTAAGCGTCTGTGACGGCGTTGTGGACTTCTTCTACCACAACGATAACTATAGTGCAAAACCAGGCGTTATAGGGGGCGACAGAGATGCTCCAAGAACTAACGATGCAGTGAAGCAGTCAATGGATATGACTGTACACACATCGTATGCTGACTTTGATAATCGTATCAAAGATTATCTGAATTGTTTAGATAGTCTTATTGAGAAGTATCACAAGACGTACCGTAAGTCATCAATGCCTAGTCGTATCTCTCCCAAGTTTAATATTCAACATTATGAACCAGGGGGAGGATATAAGACGTGGCACTTTGAGCGCACTGGTAGGAAGGGTGCAGTATATCGCCATCTTGTATGGATGACTTATCTCACTGATAATCCAGATGGGGGAACCCAGTTTCTTTATCAGGATTTGAATATTCCTGCGGAGAGAGGCAAAACGTTAATCTGGCCAGCAGAGTGGATGTTTACTCATAAATCTAGAGTAGATCCAGAGAATGAGAAAATGATTATTACAGGTTGGACAGAGTTGTTATGAATTTAATTTGCAATCTTCCTGCTGAGAAAGTATGGGTAAGGCGCGAATATCTCCGAGATCATGTAGATGGTCATGGGGAGTTTGTAGAGGGCGTTTGGGTATCGGCAAAGTCGATACCTGGGCGTGCTTTTTATTTTGAGACGTATTTACCTGAGTATGGAGCAATGTATGATAAACTTCCGATATCTGCATTCACGAGAGCGCCGAAAACACCGACGCCAGATATGTCTCTAGAGAACCTACAATTTTGGAATTGTATGGACTATGGAGTAGTTGCAATCAATAAGGGATTTGTATCCTCTATGGATTGTGAAGTGTATACAAGAAACCATGGTTTTGTTAAGGGAACTTACTTGTTTACGTTAGATAACTATCATGCTAATATTGACGTGATAGATAATAATGTGAGTGAGGTGCCACAAGAGCACAAGTCACATAATTGTGTTGCATTAGAGAATGGTCAGTTTGGATTGTATCCTAATAACAGGATGCGTTTCTATGACCTCTCTATCACCCCACAAGACCCCTTAATGCCAGACTTCAAGGTATCCACCATAGAATACCAAGTCGAAGCAGGGGCAGACTGGGGGCGTTTAGGAGACACAGACGATTATTTCTGGGAAACACCAAAGGAGAAAGAAAATGGGCAACAGCAGAGTTGATAAAGGACAAAACTTTATTGATGAAGGGATGACCCTTATTACTGAAACCGATGCTGATCGTTATCTAGATCTTGCTAGAAAGCAACGTGAAGCAAAGAAAAGGGAAGAACTATATCCACTACCCGAAGATCGTCTAGAGCGCCCTTGTGGTGGTGCTGGTGGATTTGATGACTTTGTAGAGCGTTGGCATCAGTGAATAAATAGATTCAGCCTATTGCTGTGTCTAGATGCCTACCTTCCCGACATTCAAAGATTTGAGTGTTACTTTTAAGAAGCATCCTGTATCAAATGACTTGGTGCAGGTGAAGGATAAGGCTGCAGTTGTGCAGTCTATTTCTAATTTGCTGTTGACAAATAAAGGTGAGCGTCCATTTCAACCTGAGTTGGGATCTAATCTTCGTCGTATGCTATTTGAACCACTTGATTATGCTACTAGTGCTCAAATCAAGTCGGTTGTTGCTGAGGTAATCAACAAGTATGAACCTAGGGTAAAGGTTGATAACATCTTCTGTTTCCCTGATTATGAAAACAATGGTTATGAAGTCGAATTGTCTTTTACTATTGTTGGAAGGGATGACAATGCAATTACGGTTGATCTATTTCTAGAGCGTACACGATAATGCCTTATACTCAGGTTGCCAATTTAGACTTTGAACAAATCAAAGCGCAACTCAAGGACTACTTGAGAGCACAGTCGGATTTTACTGACTACGATTTTGAAGGTAGTGCATTATCCGTTCTAATCGACACACTGGCGTATAACACGTATTATACTGCCTTTAACACCAATATGGTGGTCAATGAACTATTCATTGATAGCGCCACCTTGAGGGACAACGTAGTAGCGATTGCAAAGCAACTAGGGTACAGACCCAAGAGTGCTACTGCTCCTACTGCGTATGTCTCTTTTACGGCAACTTATGTTAATCCTACAACTGATACTGAACTCAATCTAAGAGCAGGCACAGGATTTGTAGCAAACTATGATGAGACACTATATCAGTATGTTGTTACTGATGATGCAAAAGCACAAGTAGCAAATGGTGTCGCCACTTTCACAGATGTTCCTGTAAGAGAGGGAACATATCTCACAAATACATTTACTGTCAATACGGCACTCAAGTCGCAAAGGTTTATTCTTGACAACCGTAACATTGACACAAACACCATCAGAGTAAAAGTATATCCTACTGGTGGTAGTTTCAATGAACCATATCTACTAGCAGAAAATATTCTTGGTGTAGATAGCACATCTAAAGTATTCTTCCTTGATGAGATTGAGGATGAAAGATATGAAATTCTTATGGGTGACGGTGTTCTAGGAAAGAAACTAGAGAACGGTGCTCGTATTGAAGTATCGTACATCACCACATCTGGTCCAGACAGCAATGGTGTAAGATCATTCATCTTCTCTGGTGTTCTAGAGAACAACAATGGTCAGACACCTAATACTAACGTCTCTATCACCTCTACAATCGCCTCTGCAGGCGGTGAAGAGATTGAAAGCACTGCTAGTATCAAATACACTGCACCGAAGGCATACGGCACACAGGACCGTGCAGTGACCTCTGGTGACTATGAAGCAATCGTTCGTCAGATCTATCCAGCAACTAGTGATATCATTATCTTTGGTGGTGAAGATCAAGATCCACCAGAATACGGTAAAGTTTTTATTGCACTGAAACCAAAGGATGCAAGTTACCTATCTTCTCTGACAAAAGCAGAAATTGTCGAACAACTAGAGAAGTATACTGTTGCATCTGTCGAACCAAGGATTATTGACCCATCAATTCTGTTTGTTGAGTTGAACAGTAAGATCTACTATGATAGAAACAAGACTGATGAGACACCTGCTCAGATCAGAGACAAAGTGATTGGTGCGATGCAATCTTATCTTGATACAAGTGATACTGAGAAGTTCAATGGTAAGTTTAGATACAGTAAAGCAATTGCTGTAATTGATGACACAGACCGTGCTATCAACTCTAACTTAACATCTGTTACAATGAGGAAAGACTTTTATCCTCAACTCAATTCTACTTTCTATTATGAAATTTGTTTCCAAAATGCGTTCGACGTTGACTGCGACGACCCTGTTCTTTCGTCTACTGGGTTTAGGGTTACTGAATACCCTAATTTTGATGTTTATCTGGAGGACAAGGATGGTAAAATCGTCCTATATAGACTAGATAGCGTAACTGGTGAAAAAGTTGTCCTCGACAGCGAAGTTGGCGATATTGATTATGCAAAAGGTGAACTGAAAATGTATGCCCTGACTATTATCAAGGGCAGTTTCTTTGACAATCGTATTTCGGTAAGAGTAAAACCACTTTCTAATGATATCAAGGCAGTCCGTGAGGTCTATCTTGACGTTGACGTTGCGAATTCCTCGTTCACTGCATACAAAGAGTAAGTAAATGCCCGCTGTAAAGACTAAGAGAATTTCCACTCTGATCGAATCGCAGCTTCCTGCTTTTATTTCTGATGAATACGAACAGTTTAGTAAGTTCGTTCAGAAGTATTATGAAGCACAGGAAGTACAAGGTGGCACTTTGGATGTTATTAACAACATTCAAAAGTATGCTGATATCGATTACTACGAGAAAAACATTCTCAAGCAGCATGATAGTCTAACAGCAGACATTACTAGCAGCGATACTACAATCACTGTAACAGATGCACAATCCTTCCCAAAGAAGAACGGATACATCCGCATTGGCGATGAGATCATCTTCTATGCTAGCAGGACAGACACCGAATTCCAAGAATGCTCTAGAGGTATTAGTGGCAACACATCTCTTGGTGACCTATATGAGGCAAGCAATTTTACTAGTACAGATGCCGCAGCGCACTCTTCAGGACAAAAGGTTTACAATGTAAGTAACCTATTCTTGTATGCACTAGTTAAGAACTTTGAGAACCAGTACCTTGGTTCATTCCCCGAGAAGTATCTCAGAGGTGAAATCGATAAAAGAACCCTTATCAAGAACATTCAGAAGTTCTATAAGGCAAAAGGAACAACAAGTTCTATCAAGTTTATCTTTAATACTATTGTAACTCAGGATGTAAATGACAAACCTGAGGTATACAAACCAAGAGACTTTACATACAAGTCTTCTAATGCTGATTGGATTAATACTTTTGCTATTAAGTGTACTGCACTTAGTGGTGATCCAAAAACTTTGATTGGAAAAGTTATTGTACAAGAAGCAACAGATGAATATGGATATGCATCTGCTACTGTAGACAATGTACAAACTGATGGCAAGAGAGATGGAGAAACCATCTATAAGATTATTCTTGCTCCAGAGACGGTAAATGGTGAATTTGCTGTATCTACCAAAACTAGACTGACGAGATCCCTTGCAGGAACTGCATCCTCGGGGGATAGAATTAACGTATTCTCAACTCGTGGTTGGAGTAATGAAGGATCTGTTTTTGTTGGCAATGAGACGATTACGTTCAAAGAAAAGAACGCAACACAGTTTATCATTAATCAAAGACAGGTATCTGGTGCTCAACCTATTCCTCTAGATACTCCTGTATATAAACCAGTTACTATTTCTGGTTCTGGAGTAACACTCCTATCGTTTGGTGTTATCTACACTGCAAATCCAAGTGATAGTCATCCATATTCCAGTGTTGGTGATAAGATTGAAGTATCTTCTCCTGGATTTACTACATCTGATCCTAAGATTGTTAAAGTTGGCACAAATGATACCCGCTGGATCTTAGATCAAGGTCAAGCAGTATCTGCTTCTACTTTACCATCAGTCCAAGCAGGACTAGATCAAGTTACAACTAATGTAACTTCTATTCATGAAGATGACCAATACTATTATATCACATCTTCTGGTTATCCATCACATAATATTTTAGATGGTTCTAAAGTAACCGTAGATGTACTGGATCAAAACATCCTACGATTAATCCGTAAAAGAGCAACAGTAACTACTGAAGAATACAAAACACCAAAAGCAGATACTTGCATTTTCCTGAATGGTGTTAGAGGATATAGTTACAAAGATACTGAAAGCGTTTACTATGGCAAACTAGAGAAGATTACTATTGATGCACAGGGCAGAGGATATGATGCACCACCATATGTATTGATTGACCAAGTTCCTGGTAAAGCAAGAGCAATTCTTTCTGGTCAGGTTGTTGAGAGTGTTATTGTAGATACTGATGACATCTTCCCAACAACTCCAGAAATTACCATTACTTCTGGTAGAGAAGCAGTAGTTCGTGCTGTTGTTACTGGTGGTAAGGTAACTAGTCTACAAATTGACAATCCTGGTGAATATTATTCCTCACCTCCTCTAGTAAGAATTAGAGATAATGCTGGTCGTGGTAGATTTGCTAGTTACAATGCAATCGTTGGTGGCGATGGAAAGATCATTGGTTTTGAGAAAATTGATGAAGGCAATTTCTACACCCAAGAAAGTGTCATTGTAGACATCATTCCCGCTGGTACTGGTGCAGTTGGTATTCCTCAACTAAAAGAATGGAACTACAACAGATACACCAAACTTGGAACAGATGTTGACACTGAGAATGGTTATGTATTTGAAAACTATGATCCTGTTCTTAAGTATGGATATGGTTATCTTGCTAACCCTAAAACACTAAGAGTTGGTCTTAGTGATAATCTTAACAGTGCTGGAACAGAACCAGCAACTAAAACTCACTCACCTATCATAGGTTTTGCTTATGATGGTAATCCAATCTATGGTCCGTTTGGACACGAGAACCCACTAGATCCCCAGTCTCCTATTGTTAGGATGACTTCTAGTTATTCTCTCAATGGATCTCGCTCTGGTGGTCCTGCTATAAACAGATTTCCACTGGGCACATTTGTCAATGACTACACTTATACCCACAAGAGTGGTTCACTAGACAAGAACAATGGAAGAATTTGTGTTACCCCAGAATTTCCGCAAGGAACTTATGCTTATTTCATTACTATTGATAGCAATCAAGTACCGAAATATCCATACATTCTAGGTGATAGCTTCTACTCTCTACCAGTAGACAGCAATTACAATTCTAACATAAATCAAAACGATATTCCAAAAACCGCAAAGAGATTTTCTGTTCCTGGTATTACTAGGAATGGTGATGGATTTATCGGGTTTATTTCTGATGTTTCTTCTGGCAATGTAGAAGGAATTGATGTATATCGTTCTTCTGGCAATTTCTCGGTAAACTCAAAAGCATATTTTGACAATTCGGGAACTGAAGGATCTGAGGTAGAGGCACTAGTTTCTAGCGTCAAAGGTAAAGGTGTAAACTATCTGCAAAGCAAAGAGACAAAGGTAGTACAACTAACAACTATTCAAACTGCATATTTGTTTGCTGATGATTTCCTGAGACAACCATCTTCTGGTGCGTCTGGTCAAATTGTCGGTACAGTTGCTAATGATAACTTAATTGTTCTTAAGGATGTTAATGGTACGTTTGACACGACTGGAACATTCTCTGCTGATATCAAAACCTTCTCTATTCTACTGGATCAAAATAGTTCTTATGGAGAAGGAAACGAACTTCTGCTAACGAATGGTGTAGACAAACCAATTGCTAAAGGTATTGTTCTAGAGGGAACAAACAAGCAAAATGTTGTTACTATTAAAGTGGTTGATCTAGGAGAAGAGGAAGGATATGCTACACCCACTACTAGTGACTGGAGAATTGATGACGATTACTTCATTCAATCCGAAAGCACCTTTGATACCACTGGAACTAGACTTGTAAGACTTACCTCTTTGAGTGATGGTCTAGAACCATTTATTGTTGATCAGAGTGTTGCTTTGATTGAAACAGATGCACCACATGGTCTGGGTATTGGTGACGATGTTACTATTAGTATCAATCCAGACGATACAACAAAGACGAAGACATATTATCTTAGAAAGAGACTATATCAAGAAGCAGTTCTACAAACTCCTGTAGCAAATACTACTATCAATGATACTGGAGTTGGTAGGTTCCAACTATTGAACAGTGGTTCTGATTACACTGCAGGCACATATAATAATGTACCTCTTACTGGTGGAACTGGTACAGGTGCAACTGCCAACATCGTAGTTTCTACCTCTGGACTAGTTTCTAGCGTTACTATTCAAGCAAAAGGTTCTGGTTACAGTAAAGCAGACTATCTTGGCGTTGATGATGAAAGTCTAGTAAGATCTGGTGGATCTTTGGGCAATCAACGTCTTGTTCTATATGTTGACCATGTTGGTTTTGGTGCAGGATCCAATGCATTGATTGTTGATGATCCCCTAAGATATGCAAACGGTGACCTTATCAAGGTTGGCGAAGAAGTTTTAGAAATCACTAATGTTAGTGGTAGTACACTTACTGTGCTTACCGCTAGAGAAGGAACTAAAGCAGTTGATCACTATGATGGTCAAGCAGTATCCCTATACAAACCAACGTATAATTTTAATCCTAACTTCCAAATCTTCACTGGAAACAATTCTGGATATATTCAATCTTACGATAGAGACACTCAAAAAATTGAGATTGTTTATGACTATGCAACTCTACTATCAAATGCAGCACAAGTAGGACAAAGTTCTTCTTTCTTTGATAACTCTACTCCTGCCAGACAGGTTAAAATTTTTAGTGCAGGAGAAACAGCATACAAGTTTGAATTCTCAGAAGACAATACTACATTTACTCCCAATCCAAATATTGATATTCAGGAGTTTTACAAGTATGTGTTTGACACGTCTCATTCGTCTCTAACTGGGACTTACTTTGATTTGTCTCCAAGTAGAAGTTTCAACCTTGAGACAGTAGAGAAGACTGCATCATCTATTCAACCAGGAAACCCAGGTTCTTTTACAGAAGTCAAGTTTGGTTTTGGTAGCAGAATAGCATCTAATAATTATAGCACAAAAACAGGAACAGATTTTACTAATTTCTATTACTATGATAGAAAGAATGTAGTAACGTCTGACGGTGCATATCTTAAAATTATTACAGATCCACTACAAGGAACAAAGAAAGTAACTTATGTTACTAGTAATCGTTTTGTATATTCGGTTACTTCAGTTCCTCTATTTGATGGTTCTGGATCTATCTCTTATACTACTACTGGTCAGTTTGCTGTTGGGGAAATTAATTCTTTCCTCATCACAAACCTCGGACTGAATTATAAGAAAGTCCCTGTAATCACTGGTGTTGATCCATCTCCAAGTTTTAAAGCAACTGGAAATGTTTTGTTTGATATTGCGACGCAAAACATTCTTGATGTTGAAGTTACTTCTAGAGGATCGAATTATGTTAACCCAAAGGTTGTTATTGTTGATGGCGATGGAGATGGAGCACAATTCTCTATAACTGTAGTAAACGGTGAGATCTATAACATTAAACTTGTAAATCCTGGAAGAGGTTATACTTACAAACCAGAAATTGAAATTATCGAAGGAGATACAGAACTATATGCTACTAGCACCAACATTGGTGTTCCTAGAAGTGTCTCTATCGTTAATAACGGTGCAGCATATCATCTAGATAAGACTGTTTCATCTACTTTCTCTTCAAGTACAACATTCTACCTTACAAATATTACCGAAGACTTCTTGAAGGGAGAAGTTATTGTACAGCGTATTAATGGCACTGAAGTTGCAAGAGCAGAAGTTGTAGAGTGGAGATCAAATACAAACCTGTTGAAAGTTGGAAATATTCAAGGAACTTTCAGACAAAACCAACAGATTGTATCTCTACCAAGACCTGCAATCACCGCAACTATTAGTCAAGTATTTGTATCAACATTTACTGATAATATAAAAGCATTTTATGATAACTCTGGTTATTATAAATCTGATAAAGGTAGACTTGGTAATTCCAATCAAAGAATTACTGACAGTAATTTCTACCAAGATTATTCTTACGTTGTCAAATCTAAGACCCCAATTGATCAGTGGCGTGAACTAATCAAATCTACTACACACCCTGCTGGTTTCAAACTATTTGGTCAGGTAGACATTGAAGTAACAGCTGGCACAGAAATGCCAGAAGAGATGCCAAAGTCTTCCCACTTCTCTGTCATTCAACTCTGGGATCCAGAAAAGAATAAGATTACTGTTGAAAGCACTCATAGAGTTGTTACTCAGTCTATTCAGAAGATTGAAAATCAAAGAATTAAGAAAGCGGTTGGTTCTGCTGCTACCAGTGAATTCAATTTCAACGAAATGCGTGCATTCCCAGTTAAACTGGCGGCACCTTTTGATGGTTACTATGATAGTGACGGTAGACTGCAAGGAACTACAAGTTTCCAAATTAAAGATTTGGACAATGTAAACGTATATCCATACACAGCATATAACCTTATTATAAGTTTAGATGGTGTCCTACAAGAACCAGGAATATCCTATACTATTTCTGGTGATCGTATTATCTTTAGTCAACCACCTCTGGGTCCAAACCAAAAACAAACTGGCAATGCCCAGAGTGATGTTACCGAGTATAAGGGAGTAACATTCTACGGTAAATATGTTGCATTTAAGAGAAACGAATATAACGATATTCACTTCAGAAAAGTAAGAAACATCTTCCAGCGTAATGGTAGATGGATTGATGCTGCAAATCAAATTGAAAGAAATACAGAATTTATTATTGAAGAAACTATTGGTTGGGCAAAAGCAACATATCCAAATCTAGATTGGAGCACCAAACAAGATGATTATGAAAGAAACATTAGATCTATTGTAGAAGCATACGATCATGATGTCAGATTTGGTGGTAATGTAAAAACAATCAACTATGTTGAAATTTTCAATACCGACGATGAGTTCCTGTATATTCAAAACAATAGAACAGAAAGCACAGCAATCTTTGATTATGCTTCTAGATTAGCAAAACTTGCTATTAGAAACTGGGATTGGACTGACATTAGTGTAAACTACATTCAAGGATCTTCTGTTATCACTCTAACCGATACTGCAAACGTTGCTGTTGGCATGTATGTCAGTTCTGGTAGAGCATTCCATGCTGATACTAAGATTGTATCTATCGACAGTGACACTCAAGTAACTGTTAATAGAGCAGCGTTGGCAAACTCTGGTGGCGGCGGTGGTGCTCCTCAAGGAACCACTTTACTAAGTGGTACAGCAACTACTGGTTCTTTTGCCACTTCTACTGGTGCAGTTGCTCCTGGTAATACTTACAGTGTTCCACCTGGCATTACGGTTACTGCTCCAATTTCGTTCTCTGGTACAGACCAAGCAACATTCTCACTCAGTGGTATCAACAACGGAACATTCTATGATGCTGGTAATCTAATCGCAGCAAACAAAGCATATATCCAAGAAGAAACTATCGGATGGGCGCAAGCAAATTATCCTGGTGTTAATTGGAATGCAAAAGGTGCTAAGTGTGAGCGTGATCTAGGTTTCTTGGTTGATGCTTTTGTTTATCATCTTAAGTTTGGTGGTAACCAAAAAGTTGTAGAGTTTGGACAACTCTACTACGAGAAAGCAAAGTATCCATATTCCGAAAATCTACTTTCTATCAACAATGAGTTGACTGAAAGTCTTGCAGCGTTTGAATATGCAAAGGATCTTATGATCTTAGCAATGAGAAACACTCTTGCTGCTGGAACATACACCTCAATTACTCCTGTAGTTGATAATACAATTCTTGTAGATAGTCAAGTTCCATATTGTGCTGAAGTAGAAAGCGCACTAGACACATACTATGGTATTGTTGATACCATCTTGTCCGAGGGAAGAGGTCTAGTAACTATTACACCTCAAAATCCAAACAAAGCAGGTAACTGGTCCAGAACTCTTACATATTCCAATTACAATATTATTGAAGATCCTCTTCTACTTGCACAAGAGTGTGATGATGTAATTTCTTCTGTAGATTCTCTGTCTGCAAATATCTCCTCTATTCTAGCACAACAATCGGTAACTCAAGCATTACCAGATTTTATTGATGGTGAGACAAAAGAGTTTGAACTATATTGGGATAACAATGATCCTGTAAACACACAAGAAGATGAAGATCTATTTGTAACACTTAACGCTGTACTACAGAGACCAAAATATACAGAAGACTATCCTGGAGAAGACGCATACTTTATTGACAGATCTGTAATTCCTAATAAAATTAAATTTGATGTAGCACCTATTTGGGATCAAGATCTGGGTGCCAAGACAATTGGTGAACCAACTGCAATGGAGAAAATCTCCATGATCGGTGTTGGTAACTATAAGAGACTTACTATTGACTATCAACTAGTTGATGGCGTTAAGTCTGGTCCTTTCCTAATTCTAGATGTAGAAGATTATAAAGTACAATCTATTGATGCAAAAGACAATCTATATGTCTTCCTAGATGGTGTTCTTCAAAGAGAAGGATATAGTTATTCAGTTGCTGGTCCGAATATCTATTTCACTGTTCCTATTCAGAAGGAAGTTAAGATTGATATGCGCTACCTATATGGTAGAGATGTTGGTCAGATCCTAAACCTATATGATTATTCTCCAGACACATACTATGCTAGAGGTGTGTTCACGATTAATGATATTGATACATCTGTACTAGACAATTATACCAAGTATCAGTGGATGGGTGATAAGATTGGTTTCCCAATCCAAGTATGGCAAATTCAACCAACTGGTCTTAAGACTATGATTGGTGAAGTGTCCAATTACTATTTTGATGGTACAGATGTTACTTGGGACCTTAAAACGCAAAACGCAGTAGTTGATACATCCCTTGATATTGTATTTGCTGTGGCAAGTGCATATGATAGAACTTACACTATTCCTTCTAGCGCATTTAGCAATGCATCTATTGTATATGAAACTGATGATGCTGGAAGAAAACTTCTAAGAGATGACAACGCTAAGTGGTTTGGAACTGTTCTTAGAAAATCTTACAGAAATCCATTCGTTTATCTATCCAATGGTGATAAGATCCGTGTAGAAGGTGAGAATGAATTTAGAAGCATTAAACAACTTCCAGAACAAGCAACTTCCAAAGAAGGCAGAGACAATACTCCACTTAGCAATGAAATCTATGGTGCTGTAAACATTGAAAGTTACACAGGTGTTACTCGTGGTGAAGGTCTTAGTGTAATTGCTAATGTAGAGAATGGTGTTGTTGTTTCTTTGACATGGAACCAACGTAGTTTTGATCCTATCACACAACCAACTGCATATGGTTATTTTACACCACCAGTTCTTAAATTCATTCCTGGAAATGGACAGGGTGGTGGCGCTAAAGCACATGTTCTAGTTGAACCTCTAAGAGGTCAAGTTCTTAGCGTTGACCTGATTGATGGCGGTTCTGGTTACACTGAAGCACCACTAGTTGTTGTTTCTAGAAGATTTGATATTCTCCAAGAAAGAGATATCGGTGTATCTCTAGTCAATATCGGTATTAATACCAATATTACTGGATTTGGTATGAATGGTGTTTCTACCATTGATACTATTAGTGATGCTGGTATCAATGCTATCGATAGTATCTCTAGTGTTACATTTGGTGCAATCACTGATGCCAATATCACAATCAACAGACAACTAACTCCAGATGAAATTGAAGTATTCTCCATTGGAGGAACTCTCGATCCTAAGAGAGATTATGTAGAGATCTTTAGTGAAACAGGAACTTCTGCTGATGAAGTACAAGTTATTGAT